TATTTGAAGCACCGTTGCTAAAATATCCCCATTGTATCAGCAGACCGTTATTAAACTTGGCATAACCGTTCTGACCGAGTGATACAGTCATGGCGTTGGAGAGGTTGGCTTTAGCGTATGTAGTGCTTAGAGTACTTAGTTCATCCTTTTCCTCATCAGTCACGAAACGCTTGTTTGTCTCCTCTGTTACATCACTTGCTTTATGGGTATGTTTAATCAGTGCGAATAAATCTTTTCCGACCGGATAGACAGACCACTTATCTTGTGGTATGGACGGATCGCATCTGAACACGCATAACTGGTTTGACTGGTCGAAAGCCATAAAACAGGCGTCTGTATAGTCATCTGCTATCTGCATATTCAATATGCCGAGATTGAAAGAGAATCCTTCTTCATCTATAACGTATACGATCTTTCCTGCTTTCCATGCTTCGTAAATAGCGTTTATTTCGGCTACCTGCTCTTGGGTTACGTTACCGCCATTTACGATGGAACTGAAAGACAGGGAAGATTTGTAAATTCCTGCCGCATTACCATTGCTAGGAAGCTTGTCGATAGCATTGTCTATCTCTTCGGCTGTATGCCTTAATGTTTTAGTTTCTTCTGCCATATTGTTATATTCATGATTTTATACTAGTTGCTGGGTTCTCCAATAAACATATAAAGTGACTTATTTGGAATATACTTGCTACCGTCGTTGCTCCAGAAAGTGATTCTGGCTGCTCTTTTCGGTGGTTCTCCTTGTTCTATGACATCACCGATTGATTCAACACAAGGGGTTAACCCCCATTTACCAAGCCCATTCCAGTCCATTCCCATATTTTGGGGTATGCACATCGCCCGGTTATGGCTGCATCTGTATTTTATTATTATGAAATTGTCTCCGGCTCCGGGCAAAGCCCCTTCGTATCCTATACTTTCAAATTCTATCCCGTTCCCCCATGTTTTTTGATTTAAAGTCGGATTTCCGCCATTGTACCTTAATTCCAGATAAACATACGACAGCACACCGGGCATACACCAGTGGTCTCCCTCGTTCATTTTCCAATAGCTTCCTCCAACGGCATCTATACAAATATTTCTTTTCCCTCCACCCCAAAACTCATCTGTACTACCACTCGCCCTTATCATAACCGCTCTATTATCTGCATTTGCTCCAGTAGCACTTGCTTCAAAATAAGAGCCACAACCAAATCCTGCGGTACCAGGAATAACGTTTCCCAAAGCGGCAGCGGTCTTGCGATAATCATCGGTGATCCTAATTAAAGCATTTTGACCATTCTTGTTTTCCAGGATATAACTATCAATATCAAAACCACCCACTTTACCTTTATCAGAATAAACCTCACCGATAAACTTATATTGCTTAGTGACGGGATCGAGCTCAAATATCACCTCATCATCAACAACGGCAAATATTCCAGTTCGTTTAGCTCCATCAATGAAGCAGTCTACTCCCTGAATTATTCCTGTTTTCTTTCCACTATCCGGATCCGTTTTTCCAAAAAAGCAAGTACCATCCGGTCGAAGGTCATAAACCGAATTACCATCATCAGAAATCCCTTTAATAGAACAACGAGCTTCAAGACCACTACCAGGAACATATTCCAAATAATATTTTTTATCTCTGTCACCAACATAACTGCGTCCGTAATTATTTGAATAGAACTGCTGCGTCTCCTGGTCGAATCCCTCTTCCTTCACCGCCTTTCCTTCCAAAGTATAAGAATCAATACCCTGCAACATCTGTATGGTAGGAGCCGTAAGCCCATAGGCGGACAAAAGGATAGCATTCTGACGTGCAGGATCTGTCTTGTTGCCAAGTTGGATTATTTTGTCACCTGCCTGCGGAATATCGCTGCCTTCCTCGCAGTCATCTACCGACAGATCTATATAGTTTTCTCCAACAGACAAAACATACCGCCAATAGTAGCGGTTAGCTACATTTTCATAAACTCCAGCCTTGATGTTAAACTGACGACATTGCGCCATGTCTCCGGCTGCGAACTGGTTGATGATGGCTTTCTCACCATCGTCGGCAGTGAAATAACAACGGTACACGCCACCTGTCGCTACGGGAACATACAGGGCTGCGTTGTCCGAGTCGTAGAGACGTGCCCCGCTGGAATCATATACGGATGCTACGGAAATCTTCTCGACCTTCGTACATTCAATGCTGGCTAGTGTAAGAAGTATCTCACCGCCTACCGACTGTAGTTCTTTGATTGTCAAAGATTCAAACACAGCCTTCAACCGGACGTATATTTCATCAAATTCGGCATACGAACGTCCGGTCTTCGGGTCACGCTTGACAAGGAATCCCGTACCAAGCGCACCGCTGATGAAATTTTGTGATTCTATATTATCGGTTATGACACCGCCAAGCAGTCGGATAAGATAATCCATTGTTTCCTCCTGTGTCTTGTTCAGAAAGGTAGCAAGGGACTTTTTGGATGAGAACACATTACGGTCAGATGGGAGAGTCTTGTCATTTACCCCTATCACATATATACTTACCCCACCGCCACCGACTACGGAACCGGAGTAAGTCTGTCCTTTGTATGTGAGAGAATCAAGCTTGCTTTCTATCTCACCGATACGGGAATAAGCGGCTGTTTCACCGACTGTATATATAGGATGATCGTATGGAATATCCAACGGCCACTCGAAACCGATGATTCTTGATTGTCTGCCTTCCGGGAAAAATGCCTTATTTATCAGGTTGACTTTAGCTCCGACTTCGTATGTACGAATATTACCCTCATTGTAGATGAAATCAGCAGCCATCTCACAATCATAAGTGGACGGGTCAATCATGGATTTCTTTACATACTTCTTGGTAGTTTCAAGCAACTCTTGTTCTGATTCCGGCATCATCTGTTCAGAGATGAATGCCGGATCGAAGCCGTAAAGGACATATGTGTCTGCGGGGACTTCTTCACCGTCTTCCATATGGGCGGCTTGCGGGAATAACACATCATCAGGAAGTGCACGCCCGTAGTCCTCGTTTCGGACTATCTCAAAGGTTGTACCCGTGTTGTCGCTCTCTTTGAGATTAAGGGCGAAATCCAGCCCGGCAAGCTTGCCCGTTTGGAATATCAGGTGCAGTTCATCCAGAAGGAAGTCCTTCGTAAAATTCTTCAGTCCGTTATCCTTGAAGGTGTAGATAGGATATTTATTGCCGGTTGGCTTGTCATCAACCTTTTCATCCTCCCAAATAGGATCAGGAACTACCGTAGTACTACCAATATACTTGGGATATTCATCCTCAAATATGACTATCTCCTCAATTGCTTCCTCTACAGGCATTTCCACGTTGTCGGGGTTGTCGTAACGTTCATCTCCTATGTTGATACGTTCCCCTGTGGGGCTGTATCTGTAAGCGTCTACATAGGGAATACCTTCCGGCAGCATAAGGCGTTTCTGGACAACACCGTTCAAGGTCAGTTCCTTGTCATCCTTGCTGAAATAGTTGTCGGGAACCTTGCCTTTTATGATGTTATTAATCGTATATCTGTCTCCTAGAGAAGCGGTTACGCCTTCGGGAAGACGAAGAACATTCGAATCGTCCCCTGTCAGGAAATCCGGGTTATAGACAGCATCAAATATCTGTCCGGCATTGGAACCAGAGAGGAACGTCACAGAAGTATTTGCTGAGTTTGATTTGTTTTCCAATGCCAAGCTAAACGAAATATATACAGAAACGCCACGAGGTGCCGCGTCTGTTTGTACATTCACTGTCAGTACTGCTTCCAAACTGTCAGCGTCTTCCACAATGTCGATGGAAGAAGGAAGATTAAGTGTATCCTTGAATCCGTTTATCGTATTATCAGTAATGCGGTGCTCTCCATTGGCATTGCACACTGTATGAGATACACCAGACTTCGTATAGCATAAATCTAGCTGATAATTATACGTCCCTTTAGGAGGATAGTACTCATTTGAACCTGTACCTGTTATTCCACTAATCATAAATGGGACAGAAGTCGTTAATACTGAATAAGTTCCCTTGGCTAATGAACTTATTACAGTGCATTTAAATTGTCGGCTTCCTTGGGCAATAACTTTATCAATGTTAATGTCCCCTTTTACAGTTTTTTTAGCGATTAAATCTCTTGAAGGAAAGAACTTTATATCCAACGGTCTTGCCGTATCGGATATATCCCTTCCCTTGACTTTCTTCACGTCAAATATCAGACTTTCCCTGTAACTGGCGGGAACGTTACGGGTGGAGCCGAAAGCATAAACACGGGTTGCGTATGTGGTCTGACTGTCACTTCTCCGCATGGAGTTGACATTCACGTTCTCCGTGTCTGTCAAATCACCGGCTTTGAAATCTATCGGAGAGCTGTATTCACAACGACCGAAATGAATAACGTGTTCCGTTATCCACCATTCACACTCCCATGTTTCCGCCATTTGGGTAAGAGCGTCTATCAGATTCACATTATCGTATGAAACGAGCTTGGAAGTGTTCGCTACCGTATTATCAATCTCGTATGTGAACTCTTCTTTTCTGAACTTGTATCCGAGTGCTTTTAGGTTGGCAAGAAAGACTCCAAGATGAGTTTTGAGAGGAGCGGTGAGGTTCCATCCAGCTTCGCGTCCGGTTGTCTCCGGCGTGTAAAAGAACTTCTTGTTCTTCCACTTCCAATAGTAAGCATCAAGGCGGAGTTCGTAGTCGTATACACCTGTAGTTGTATTGTAGGAGGGTTTATACAGGTCTACTAACTCGAATATTCCGAGTTCATTATCTACTCCGTCTCCCAGTTGGAAGTACACAGGATTGTCGAGAGAGAACTTCAATGTGATATAGTCCTCTTTCATCAACAGGAAGTGTCTTTTCGAACCCTCATTGATTGATGTCGAAAAGCGGAGATTGCCGGATATGTCTTTGATGTCTACTGATTCCATAACACACCAAAGTTCGGAGATAAACAAAAGAAGCCCAAAATTATTGGGCTTCAAAAATTGACAGTTAAAAAAATGTCAGATAATTAGTGTTTATATCCTGTTTGCAGGGTTAGGCTCATTCAATTTCACGGAGATCTTGGAAAATATCCTTGAAGGATTGAAACCGAAAGACGCTGACCGGATATAGTATAGATGATAAACATCCTCTCCCAATGGCGGAATCTTGATTGTAAACTCACCTTTTGTTATCTCATTTAAGAATGACTTGTATTTAGCTGCATAATCTGATGGCGAATCCCCTTTCAGTGTAAATGTAAGGGTCAAATCTCGCTCATCGACCTTTCTGTTTTCAATTATAACCCTTTTCCCATCCTGTAAGCGGGATTTGTTTTCAATCACATCTTTCATAGGAAGAGGGGCGTACAAGCTCTCAATGAAACCGTCTCCCATATTTACTCCCCATACAAGGAAAGCATCCCGGTTGTTGATTAATAAATCTCCTTTCATAATATTTATTTTCTTGATAACCCGTTAGTATTCCGTTTAACCTCTGCAATATCAGATGCCATCTGCTGAATAGGCTTCACTATCACATTGGTGTTATCTCTAATGTCTACTATAGCTTCATAAGAAAGCCGTAACAAATCCCGTGTCTCACTGGCAATATCCTTTATCCCGGAAGTATTGGCTATGATGGGGAGCATATCTGCTTTCAGTTCAAGAATAGACATCGTTTGCTGTTGGTTCTGATTCTTTATTTCTTCTCCGGCAATTTGTAAGGCAATGAAACGCCCATTAAGTTCGTCTATTGAATCTTGCGAAGCGGTGGCAAAACCTTTCTTTGAAGTTTCTTGGGAAGAGGAAGAAGAACTTCCTGTGTATCCGGTTGCCGCAGCGATTTCATCACGGATCTTCATGGCTTCTTCAACATATTGCATATACTCATTCTGCAAAGCTTCCCTTTCCGATTCAGTCAATTCATTATCTTCCATAGACTTGCCAAACTTTTCCCACCATGCTTTCAATTTCTCGCTATACAATTCACCAATCTTATTGGAAAGCATTGCACGCATAAAATAGTCAGCAATATTGTCGGCTGCATCCTCTGCACTTGCATCCATATCCATTAGAGTGTCAATGAAACTGTCATACATAGACTCGAATGATATTCCGGTAAGACCTTCATACAGCTTATTAGTAAGTTCTTCCATCTTTCCGGCTTGGTCGATATAGTCATTTAACTTTTCTGTCAGGCGACCCCCATAATTACCTTTCCCTGTATTCTGAATTTTCTCCCACATATCAACATTACTGCGTAGCATTTTCATTTCTTCGGGAGAAAGTGACCATATATCACCGTTCCAATTCCGACCAATCTGACTGCTTAAACGAGCTATTTCATCTTGATTAAATCCACCCCAATAATAGTTCCAGCTATGATGGGAGTTGGAATATCTTGCCTGTTCTTGCGCAATCTTCTTATAATTTTCTTCTGTCTCCTCTTGTAATTTCTTAGCATCGGTATATGCAGCAACAGATTTTGTCCCCTTACTGGCTTCCATTACATCTGTCAAGTCCTCAATAGCTGTTTGTAGCGTTTCGTTGCGATCGGTTAATCGATCAATAGTATCTTGCACCTCCTTTGCATTACCTCCTATGCCAAACAGTTTATTGAAACCACCGAAGGTAATTGTGTTCCACATACTCGCACCGACCCCAAAAACGCTTGAAAAAACATTCTTGACAAATCCATCGAAACCTTGTTTTTCTATTCCGTCAAGCAGAGAGAACACCGCACCGACTATACCACCAATCTTACTGCCTGCTTCAGTAAACGTATCAATAAGACCGGACGCAAGACTTCCTATTTGTGACAACGACATTTCGGATGAGCTTCCAAGCTGCGTAATGGTATCAGCCAATGTTATCAGGTTTTGGTAAGTCTTGTCTGCACTTCTGGTTACATTCGTTTCCGCATTCTGAACATTCTTCTCGGCTTTGTTTTTCTTTTTGAGAGCAGCTTCTTTCTCGGCATCTGTACCACTTTTGAGAGATTTGTTATACTCATCCTGCGCTTGCTTAAGTTCGTCTTGAGCAATGCGTAAAGCATCCAGTTGCTCCGGCAAATCGCCAAGTAAACCGCCTTTGTCGATGATGGTGCTCTGAATATTATTCAATGCTTCGTCAATCACCTTTTTCTGGTCGACAGCCATATTCTTATACTCATCGGAGTTTTTGAAAGTCTTTAGCTGTTGTTTTACCTGTTCAAGTGATTTTTTGGAAACCTTGTTCAAATCACTGAAGATAAGTTCCCAATTGATTTCTTGTTTGAGCTTATCCATATCCACAGAAGACAATGCTTCTTCCATCTGCTTTTGAAGAATCTTCTTATCACCCTCAGTAGTAGCATTGGCTATCTTGTCGTTATATTCTTTCGTTATGGCTTCCTTTTTCTGTTGGAATGTACCATATTCTTTCAGATAATCATTTAAAGCCTGCTGTTCAGCTTTAAGTTGCTCTTTAGTTACATCGGCAATTGCTTTATCTCTTTTATTTTCAGCATTAGTATAACGAGCGGAAATTTCAACAGACTGCTCCGAAGTCAACTTTCCACCCTGTCTTTCACTCAAATCTTTTTCTTGTTTCTTGATGGCGTCAAGTTCCTTTTGATAGTCAAGATCAATCTGTTTCAGCTTTTTCTCTGTGCCTTCCTTCATAAGATCGATTTCCGCCTGTTGATTTTGGCGACGGAGAGACAAAAGATCTTCGTTTAGTTTCTCCTGCTCTTTCTTTCGTTTTTCAGCCTCTTTTTTTTGTTTAGAAAGCTCATTCCCCGTAACCCCTCCTAAGTTCTTATATCTCTTTTCTGCTTCACTCTCGGCGTCCTGTTTTTCTTTCAGAGCTTTTTGATAATCAGCTTCTGATTTATATGTTGCTTTTCCTGATTTTACATCTTTCACTTCTTTTTGTGCCTTTTTCCATGCTATTTTAGCTTCTTTTCGGTATGTTTCTGCGTTTTTCCATTCTACATTTAATCGTTTTATTCTATTAGTTAAAATATCGGCATTAATAGGGGCTTCCGATCCTTCTATTTTTATCCATTCTTTTCCTGATTCTCTCAATAATATTTTATATCCTTCAAGCATCTTCTTGTGCCCTTCCGCTGTGGTTTTATCCATAGAATCAAGAGCCACTTCCCATGCTGTTTGCTCCTGTTTACGTATAATTCCCTGCCCTTCTCCTATAGTGGCAGATAGAGAAGCTAACATTTCTTGAATATACTCTTCTACGGTAACTCCTATTCCTCTTTTTCTTACATCATACTTCTTAAGATAGAAATTAAAATCCGATTCTTCAACAGATGTGCGTTGATCTTTGCCTTTTCGTGCAAGAGAAAGGAATTTTTCCAACTCTTTATATCGCTTTATATCATCATTATTGTTTTTCACATTCATCAGTTCTTGACGAATACGCAACTGTTCATTATACCCTTTTAGTGACTCTGTTAAATGATCTATTAATTCTTTCTCTGTTTTATATTTTCCAAAATACTGTGGATATTTAGTTTGTAATTCGTTAAACGCCTCTATTCTTTCCTTTTTTGTAGAATTTTCATTTTGCAAAACGGAAATGAGTTCATTTACATGATTCTTCTCGTCTTGTAAATACTTATTGTAAACTTCTGTACGTTTACTGATACGCTCCATCTCCCTTTCAGTGGTTGTTGTACTGTCATGCAGCGCCCACATTGCCGTAGTGACTCCAACAATAGCCGTTGCCAACAAAACATAAGGATTGGCTTTGGAAACTAAATTTAAAGCCGCTTGCGCCACGGCTTGAGCATGAATAATTTTTATATGCAAGAGTCTTGCGGCAGCCGCTCTTCTTTCATACAATTCTACAGCTATTAATGCGGCTTTATATGTACCGTAAGAAGCAGCAATAGATAAAATAATCTTTCCAACTTTGTCGTAGTTTTCAATAATAGACGTTACAGCCGAAATTGTGATTGATGCTATTCCTTGCGTCTCTTCTCCAATGGAATTCAACATAGAATCCCAAGCATCGCCCAAATTAGAAATTTGACCGGACAATGTCGTAGATTGCATTTCCATCAAGTTATAGAACTTACCGCCCTCATTAGTCATATTCTCTATAACCTTTTGCAATTCAGGGAAGCCGACTTTACCTTCAGTAACCATCTTTCTGATTTCTGATTCTGTTTTCCCCAGTTCTTTTGATAACTCGGCAACCAAAGGAATACCACGCCCCATGAATTGATTTACATCTTGCGTGAATAATCGTCCTTGCGACATAGACGTACCATATAGATAAACCAACTCACCAAGCGGGATAGAAAGACCGGATGCAATATTCCCCAAACGAACCAAAGTTTCATTCACTTTGTCCGCTGAAGTTCCATAAGCAAGAAGCTGTTTTGCCCCGCTTGTTATTCCTTGTAAATCAAAAGGTGTTTTTGCTACCGTTTCCACCATTTGAGCCATTAAAGCATCGGCTTTTTCTTTACTACCCAACATTGTTTCAAAGGCGATAGATGTTTTCTGGAACTCTCCACGGACATTTATCATATCGGTAACTAATCCTTTCAAAGCAGCAGTACCACCAATAACACCTAGCATCTTCGACAGAGACAGGTTGAATTGTCCTGTACCATCTAAAGCTCTACGTATATTTTCCTCATAGTTACCAATCTCCATCTTTTGCCGAGTATAGGCATCAGAATTTAATTTCAAATATCGGGTATTTTCTTGAATCTTGATGTTCAGTTTTGTCCTAGCTCCAGTTTCTTTCTCTTGCTGGTCGGTAACATTGGCTTGGGCAAAGCGAAGTATCTTCAACTGTTCACGAGCTTCCTTTATTGATTGTACTTGAGTATTCAAGGCGGCAGATATTTGTTCATCAGTATAGCTTTTGGGAGAACGTGGTGGTCTCAATGTCCCTTTTTCTATCTGCTTCTGTAAAGCTTCATATTTTTTAATAAGAGAATCTATTTCTTTCTGTTGTTTCTTTATTTGCTCAGAAGCGGCTTTTTCTTGATCTAGTCTCGCTTGTTGAGTTTGGACATATTTATCTTTATATGTTTCTAATTTTTTCAATGCTGATGCTAATTGCCTTTCAAGAGATTTTACAGCCGCATCGCTATTGGGTACACTTGCAATCTCGATAAGAGATTTTTTTAATTTATCTATTTCCTGACGCAGTTTGACAATCTTTTCAAGGTCAATATCTGCATTAAATTTCATTCCTGCCATGTGACTTTTACATTATCGTTACCAAATGACTGCTTTAATTCTTTCTCTAGGGTTAATCTTGTCGAATCCATAACATCAAACCCCTTACTAGATACAAAACTTGCATATTCCATACCGTCCGCAGTAACAACACCATCTTTAGGATGTTTCCCGTAGATTAAAAGATTTTCCGTCTTTCCTTTCGCTTCTGAATGTCCCCCATCTGCCGGAACATACAAATCGACAATCTTTCCATTACGAACAACGGCTGCCCCGGGAGCGTTACGCAAGTTCCATGTGTGATTCTGATAGGTTTTCTTATTGCTCACATTACGTTCTTTCTGAGTATTAACGGCATTATGAGCTGCTTCTTTCATCAATTCGGTAGCATTCTCATCTACTTCTTCGACGAATTCATCAAGACCGGACAAATCCACTGTTACTTTCATTACTCATCAAACTTAACTTTTCCTTTAAAGAAATCCTCATCCGATACTTCTGTTAGTACCTCCCCATCATATACGGTATGTAACTTATCTTTTTGCATAATAACCAAATTGCGATATGGTATTTTATAAACTACTTCATCGTAAGAGAGATGAAGATTTTCCATGAACGACGCAATTTGTCCTAACATACAATCATTCCCTATAACTTCTGTCTTGCTGTCAGATTTGCTACGTTCTTTGCTAAATCCAACAGCATTGTAAAATTTTCTACAGAGATTAGAGAGTAAGCTGCCGTAAGCCCATACAACACTTCTTCTAATGTCCCATTTGATAATTCTTGTTCCAGACTATCATTTCCTTCAATAAACCAAGAAAGTGCATGAGAAGCGACGGAAATATCCTTTAATGAAGAAATAACCCCCGCAATATCCTTGTTATCTTCCAGGACGGAGAGATAAGCCGAAGCACCGGCTATTTTATGGATGGTTGGTGGATTTACACGGTACATTTTCCCGTTTACAATTATAGGAATGAAATCTTTTCCTGTGATAGCTTCAGATACAAGTATAGCTGCTTTATTCATAATGATATTTATTAAAAAGGGGCGAGAAACACAAATCCTCACCCCTCACCACTTTACAATATAGATAATGTCTCTGACGGTTGCGTTCCATCTTCTCCTAAATAGCCATAGTTTACAGCACTCCCAGCGTTCACCCGCCTTGATCTAGCTGAATAACTATTTAGAGAAGGCGATTCAGAAGAAGCAATAGCTACCTTTTCATCAGTTCATGCAGCGTCCACCTTTTCGCCATCGAACAGATAGTCGCTCTTAACACCGGAATTCGGATTTTCCATAGCCACCGCTGTTATACCCAGACCGATATTCTTTTCTACCGCATTACCTTTTGCTATAACAGCAGCATTGGTAAATACAATATAGTTGCCTGTTTTTGTCTGACCTACGATTGCCTTATTTACAATTCCCGGGGTGTCAGAAGAAGCCCATCCAGCATCAGTTTCAATCTTTTCACCACCTTCCAAGTCAACCTTGTCATCAAAGGAGAAAACTCCCATGGTGAAAGCGATTGTTTTAGCTCCTTTTTGAGTAACATCGCGATAGTAGATGCTACCATTCAACTCATTAATATAGTCGGTATAGGTTGGATCATCCTCTGTATACGCCCAAGTATCTTGATGGGAGTTCTCAACTTCCGTGGCAGTGCCTAACCATGTTTTAAGAGAGCTTTTAGTGACAGCGGTAGTTATAACATCACCGTACCAAATCTTTTTAATTCCAATAAACGGTTTCATATCTTTTCAATTTACGTTTAGAGTTTCAAATAATAATTTCACATTTACATAGTAACAACATAATTCTTTGTCTTCTTCTATTCCGATACTTTCAGAAGAGTAACGATACCAAGAACCATCATATTGTCCGACAATGCCATCTTTGAACATTTCCCTTGCATTCCTTTCAAGTTCATTCAAGCGAATCAAATTTGCCTTACCTGTCTTTGTTACAGGAACGCAAAGATTTACTTCAACATATCCTTTTTCCCAGTAAGCATCCGGTTGTTGAGCTTTGGGGTAGATTACAATTCTCTCGGTCTTTACTTCACCTTCAGGGATATTTCCCCGTTGATACATTTCAGAGATTCCGAAAGCCTTGCAATCCTTAAAGATTATATTCGCTATGTCAGTCGTTACAATCATATCCAAATATCACATCTACCTTCCAACTCCTCCAAATAGCATTCGGCATTCTTCTTCACGTCTCCTTCTCCGATAATCTTTCCGGCAGCATCCAGGCATCTAACATGCGAGCCTAAAGCAATCTTATCACCTTCATAAACCACATGGTAATTATACACCCAGCGTTCACCATTGACAGAGACTTCCTTTTGTTGGGAGTTGTCATGGCAGAAGCAATCTGTTACATCTTGCCAAGACTCTCCACCGGTTCCCGGTATTGGTCGGTTATACTCATCGTTCTGTTCCGGTACAATAACCAATAATTGCAATTTATGTGGCGGAGATTCTAGCATATCACCAAATATTTGAAGCATCTTTAATTACGCTAAGTCCCACCAAGGAAGCTGTCTCATCATCAGGGGTTATTCCGTAGAGTTTGAACATATATTTGGCGTAATTCTCCAAACTGTCCACTCCCCATGACTTGGAATGCCCGTTCTCGGATACGGAAGCAGGATGCATAAAAATCTTGTTCATGAACTTGTTTACAGAATCAGAAACAGTCTTCTTGCTTTCCAAGTCAGCATCGGAGCCGGGAACAAGCCCCAGTTCCAACGCAAACTTTTCTATTCCCGCGTCTGAAATGTCTCCAAATGAAGAAAAACATTGCTTTATGTAGTCACCTATTGTCACGATTCAACAGTCAATGAGTAAATACCGTTAATTTCAGTGATAACCGGTAATGACAGCGATTGTGCTTTGGTAAACTCAACGCCATTTGAATTGTCGGTTTCTCCTTTACCCCATTGAGAGATACGGATTCTTCCAAAATTAGAATAAGTTACACCCGGCTCTTGACGCAATTCGTTGTCTGCATATGCATTCTTAATAACACCGAGTTTCCCGGCAGGAATAAACACAAGGTTCTTATCATTCCATGGAGTGTACTCTTTCAGTTTACCGTTATCCTGAACCCTCGTAATACGTCTGATAACCTCAAATTCCGGGAAGTTATTTTGGCGCATAAACTCATTCAGGTTAGACAATAACAAAGGAGTCGAAGCTTTATCCACACCAAAAATCACCTGTTTCATCTTCTTGTTACGGAGGATGAATGACAAACGGTTTTGAGAAAGAAGAATCTTATCAAATGTCACCTTATCCTGAGCAGAATCAAGCATGCCTTGCAAATCTTCAAAACAGTCTACAACGCCTTCATTGCCTTGTGTCCAATCGACCGTAGCCTTAGCGATGTTCTCCGATGGCATCTTGTAGTCAATCGCACCTCTTACACCACCTTCCGGGTTGTTGTTCGCATCGAAAGTAAACACACCTTTGTTGGAAAGGGCACCAAGGAAAATGATGTCCAGTTTAGATTGGACAGAGTTAACCACTTTTGTGATATTATTCCACATCAAATTGATTAATTGCTGCGTCTTCTGGTCATCGGTCAGCATTCTTGAATCAAGGATTTGAAGAATCTTACGATAATCCTCAATCGGCATTGAGTAACTCATTTGATGGTTCAAAACCTTTTCCTTCAACGTCTCAAGACCATCGGTTCCCATAATAGGTTCCTTTCCCTTGGAATCCAAGGTGGCAGCGGCAACGCTCAAATTGTACTGCCCGATTAATTCCTCAAAATTAAGGCCGATTGTAGGAGTATCCCACGTCAGAAATCTTTCGTAGATATTCTGGTCAAATAACCGCTTTCTTAGTTCAGAAGCGGCATCAATGCGAATCTGTACCTGTTTGGTAAGTTCGCCAAAAATAGAACTATAAAATAATCCCGGCATAGCTTATTGTCTTACATATTTAATACTAGGGTTATTCTTCATGCACCATCCGCCCAACAGCCATTCTTCCGGCATCGGATAAGCTACTTCTCTAAGGATAACCACGTCATAACCTGCTGAGACAGTTTGAAAATCCATATTAGTTTTATACTCTTTATCCGTCTCAACGACTGCGTTTGGAACGTCAGCACCAACAACTGCAAAAGCATTGGCAGTAGCACCAGTCAGAGCGGCAGCTAATGTAATAACATCGTAATCCGCATTCGTCTTGTCAATGTTGTTGATTGTCTGCTCATTTTCTCCGATTTTCAATTTGTCCCCAATCTGAACCAAGCTTCCCTTTACCACTCTTGGAGCCGAAGTTGTACCACCAGAGACAATCTTCACGGCCTTGCACACTGTACATTCCATCTTTGCGAAATCCAACGCAATAGGAGTACCCTTTCTAATCAAAGTACCTTCTGGAAATGCCTGCTTGAGTTTGAAGTCTCCCGGAAGAACCTTGCATTCACCTCTCCAAAAAACAGGGAATCCACCCTTAATCTTTCCTTTTTCAAATTCAATTGCCATAATTCTTTGTTTTTTTAGTTAGCATTCGGCAAACTTTCCGCCCACTGTTTAGCCAACTCCTTACTTTTTTCGGCAGGAGTAGACAGGGGAAATGCCGAATCTTTTTTCTCAAGCCCTGCGGTTACAATATTCTGCTTGACTCCTGACAGATAGGTATTAATTGCCGTTTCATCCATTTCATCGGTAATTGCAAACCCCTCTTTCATTCGCCACTCAGGTATCCCTAGTTCTTTTGCTTTTGAGGAAATAAGAGCGTTTCTTTCAGCACGTAACTTTTCAGCCTTGAATGTCTCATTTTCCTCTTGAAGAGAAGAAAAACGCTCTTCCTGCTGTTGTTTGTACTGCTTGAACCACTCAGGCTCCTCGTTTGGTTGCTGTTTGTTCTGCTCGCCCCCACTAGCAGCCTCTTTCTCCTTTGCTTTATTGACCGCATCGGTTACCCGTTTGTCAATACCGCTCTGAAGAGAGGCTAGAAATGCTTTTTGCCCCTGTACAACAGTTGCCAAATTATCGTCAGTTACTAAGCCGATAGCCGCCAAGGCATCCGCCTGTCCCTGTAAAATCTCATCACTTAACCCTAGATTTACATAAGCTAGTTTTAAGGCTTGGAAAATTTTTTCTTTCATGATTAGTTCTTTAAAATTCTTGCATAAAATTACGAGAGAGAAAGAAAAAACAGAAATGTTATTGGCGCTTATAAATGACACTTCGCCAAGTGTCAGATTTTTGCTGTTTTAAGGCATAAATAAATGCTATTCTTTGTGATATTAACCAATCTAATAGACAGAGAATACAAGGTAATGAAGTTAGTGCTATTAGCGAGAGAAAAGATGGTGCTGAAACTGTTAATCTTATAAATATTACTAAAAAGTGAGGTGTTGGATGTTGTTTGATGTTGTTTTAACACTGTTGATGTTGCTGTTGTTAATAAAGTTGCTACCTTTGTACCATCAAAGTAACGCAACTATGATACGTTACGAACAAAGATAGTAGTAATACTGTTGATGATAACAAACCTATTAATAAAGATTATGGCAATAGCAATTAAAAGTATCCCAACTTTAAAAGGAAATGATGCTAAAAGCTTTGTTAGAGCTGCAAGCAAAGCTGAAAGTAAGCGTGCTACTATTGATTATAGTAGACAGGCAAAGACTGCCCGTTCTATACTGGGAAAAGCCAAAATGTTATAAATTGACATTAAATCTATAGTTTGTGGGTTTTCTTCTTGATAAATGTACCTTTCAAGTATTAAATGAAACTACGCTAAAGGAATGTATTCCTTTTACATGTGGCAATAACGATTTAGACGAATTCTTTTCCAAAGAATGTTGTTTGTATTCCAAGCAATTATTAGGAAAAAGTTATTGTTTTAGACTTGATTCCGATCTTAGTATTATAGTTTGTGCTTTCACTTTATCAAATGATAGTATAAAAGTAAATATGCTGCCAAATGCAAGAAAAGGAGTAGTAAGCAAGCATATTCCTAGAGAAAAACAAATGAGAAGATATCCGGCAGTTCTTATAGGAAGACTTGGAGTTAATTCCGACTTTCAAAGCATGCATATTGGTACCGAATTGATGGATTTCATCAAAGTTTGGTTTGTTGATCCATTAAATAAAACAGGATGCAGGTTTATAGTAGTAGACGCTTACAACGAAGAAACGCCTTTAAGTTATT